AAGCAAAGCAAAAGTTACAAAATGTTAAGATGCGTTACATGACCTCCAAGAAGCGGAGGTCTTCTAGTATTATGGGTACATACGACGGAAACACAGATGGCAGTACAGCAAGAAATCAAGTCACAACTAGCAAAGTTGCTTGCTACTGAAGATCTGGTAGTAGAGCACAGACAGGTCTCAACAGCACAGTTTGATGTCCATTCTCGTGTCTTAACCCTCCCAATGTGGGAAAAGGCAAGTGGTATTGTATATGACATGCTTGTAGGACATGAGGTTGGTCACGCACTTTATACACCTGATGAGTGGGATTGGAGAGATAGAATCCCTCAACAGTTTATGAATGTGGTTGAGGATGTAAGAATTGAGAAGTTGATGAAGCGTAAGTATCTTGGAATTGCCAAAACTTTCTATAAAGGTTATAATGAACTTAATGAGAAAGATTTCTTTGAGATAGATGATGAAGATTATAATAGTTTTAATCTTGCTGATAGGGTTAATTTATTTTACAAGATTGGTTCGTTCATTAGTGTATCTTTTTCAGATGCTGAAAAGGAGATTGTCGATTTGATTGGAAAGTGTGAAACATTTGAGGATGTAAAAGAAGCAGCACTTTCTCTTTATCAATATTGTAAGAAAGAGCAAGAGGAGAAGATTAGTTTAGAAAATCAACCAAAGAAAGGAACAGATGATGTTGAATTAAATTCAGAAGGTCAGACAGATGAGGGTAAAGAAGGAGAAGAAGAGTCTGAAGTAGATGCACCACAAACTCCTCAAATGGAAGAGAGTGGAAGTGACCATGGTGAAGTTCAAGAACAATCTGAAGAACCAGAAATTAGAACTGCTGATGCTCTTGATGAAAGACTTCAATCTTTGGTGAATGAACAGGGTGGTGAGAATAATTATGTTGAACTTCCAAAAGTTAATTTAGATACTGTTATTGCTTCTAATAAAGAAGTCCATAAAGTAATTGATGAGTACTTTACTCAATCAGAAGTAGACCATGCTGTCCGTATAGAAAGATATACATCACTTGGGGAATCTGGTATTCCATCAAATCCATTTACAGAAGTTGATGGTGAGTTTATTAAGTTCAAAAGATCCGCACAAAAAGAAGTTAGTTACTTAGTTAAAGAGTTTGAGTGTAAGAAGTCTGCTAGTGCATATGCTCGTGCTTCTACTAGTCGCACTGGAGTTCTTGATACGACGAAACTTCATACTTACAAATTTAACGAAGATATATTTAAGAAGGTAACAGTTCTTCCTGATGGTAAGAATCATGGATTGGTCTTTATATTAGATTGGTCTGGGTCTATGCAGTATGTTCTATCAGATACTCTTAAGCAACTCTTTAATCTTGTTTGGTTCTGTAAGAAAGTACAGATTCCATTTGAAGTATATGCTTTTACCAATGAGTGGTCTCGTGATATAAGGTATAGTGAAGATAAAAAGTTATCAGAACATTATGAGAAGAAGGAAGGATTATTGCAAGTTGAGAATAATTTCAATTTGATGAATTTGTTTACCAGTAAAACAAACAGTAAAACATTAGAGCATCAGATGATAAACATTTGGAGACTTGCTGAATGTTTTGGAAGACGGTTGCAAACATGGTATAGGTATCCTGAAAGAATGACCTTATCAGGCACTCCTTTAAATGAAGCATTAGTTACTCTTCATCAACTTCTTCCACAGTTCCAGAAAGATAATAAGGTTGAAAAGACACAATGTATTATTCTTACTGATGGTGAAGCAAATTATCTTCCTTATCATAAATTGATTGAGGATAGTTACTTTAGTAAAAATGGAGAATCATGGTTAGGTTCTCGTAATGTTCGTCCTGGTCGTACATTCCTACGTGATCGTAAGGTTGGTAAGACTTATGGATTCCAGTATGAGTATCATCAATTTACTGATGTTCTTTTGAATAATCTTAAGGATAGATTTCCTACCACTAATTTTATTGGTATTCGTGTATTACCTAATAGAGAAGCAAGTCGTTTCATAAGACTTTATAATCCATGTGGAAATGATAAGTTGAGTGAAGATTGGAAGAAGACTAAAAGTTTTACTATTAAGAATTCTGGGTATGATGCATACTTTGCAATGTCTGCTAATAGTCTTGCAGATGATCCAGAGTTTGAAGTTCAGGAAGACGCAACAAAAGCACAAATAAAAAGAGCATTTGTTAAGTCACTCAAGACCAAAAAACTAAATAAAAAAGTATTAGGAGAATTTGTATCTTTAGTAGCATGATCACATTTAAGGAATTTGTGCTAGAATGTTCTCGTATTGATGAGAGTAGTCTTAGCCGAATAAAATCTAAATCAGATAAAGGAGGAATGGCAGTCCTCTCAGGAAGTCGTGGTGATAAATCAAAGAAAGAAAATAAGGCAAGAGGAAAGCAGTTAGATCGTGATATAAAAGGTAAAGGACTTCCTGGTGCTACAAAGGTATCTGGAAGATGGGATGAGAAAGATGATGATACTGGTAAAACCACAAAGGTTAAGGAGAAAAGTCACGTTGTTACTTCTGGTAAAAAGGGTAAAAGAAAATTTAAAAAGGATGTAAAAAAACTTGGTAAAAAATATGGACAAGATGCAGTTGTTATTCAAACGAAGAAAACTGCTACGGTATCTGCAACAAGAAAAGGTGGACTTGGTAAAGATAGTCAAGGTAGAAATGTTAAAAGAATAAAAGCAGGTACATTTAAACCAAACCAAACTTCACCAGAAGGTGATACTCAAATCAAAAAGAAAACATTTGCTTATAAAAAATGACCTATCCAGCACCAGAGAAACCCTCTCATGATGACTGGTTTGACGACCACTATCTTCCAGAATTGGGAGAACCACATAATCCTCTAGATGATATGCCAATTGCAACTAACAATCCAAGACCAGAAGAAGAGGTTGCTGACCTCTATGCTTCACGTCATGAATCAACACCTGATTATGAAAAGACTGCTGAAGAGGTTGTTACGATGCACGAAAAAATGTATCGTATCGCAACCGCAAAGTATAATCCCTTTGCTATAGGCGGTTCCGAAAGTATCCACGATTTTGAAGGAGGTTCTGAAAATGTCCAAAAATTATGATGACTCCAATTGGAGAGAAGAGTATAAGGGTTATACAAGTAACAAAAGGCATCTTGAATTGCTAGAGAATGGACCTAAAAGTCTATCTCAATCTTGGATACTACAAGCACTCTATAATGAGTGGAAGAAAATGAAGGGATATAATAAACTTGACCCGAAAGAAAATGAAGGTCAGCATCAAAGCAGTATGAAGGAGTGGGAAGCAAGTGTTAAGAAATATCAACATTAGGTAACAATGGGTTTAAAGACCCTCTCAATGCTTTATAATAAGGTCATTGAAACACAACTACATTATGTTCGAAATCAAAATGACTCGTGAGGAAATTATTGATGGTTTAAAAGCAAACTTTGGACCTGAGTTCACTGCTGCTGATGTGAGAGGGTTCTGTAGAATGAATGATATTGCTTATCAAACCGTCACTAAAAAGATTAAGGAATTTAATGTTGGACGTGGTAAGTGGAATCTAGAAGTTACTGCAAAAGCAGTTGAAAATATTGAGAATTCATTTAGTGCTCCTTCTGTAGAATCAAAACCTTTAGTGCAAAATTTAGTTCCCACTAAAGATGAATTGTTTGTTCCATTTGGACCATTCACAGATGTTAAGAAAATTATACAAAGTAAACTTTTTTATCCTACTTTTATTACTGGTCTTTCTGGGAATGGTAAAACGTTCGGGGTAGAGCAAGCATGTGCTGCTCTTGGTAGAGAACTGATTCGTGTTAACATTACAATTGAAACAGATGAAGACGATCTTATTGGCGGTTTCCGTCTTGTTAATGGTGCAACCGTATGGCACAATGGCCCAGTCATTGAAGCACTCGAAAGAGGAGCTATCTTGCTCCTTGACGAAATCGATCTTGCCTCCAACAAAATCCTCTGCCTTCAGAGTATCCTTGAAGGAACTGGAGTCTTCCTTAAAAAGATTGGTAGATTTGTCAAACCAGCAAAAGGGTTTAACGTCATCGCAACAGCAAACACTAAAGGTAAAGGTTCAGATGACGGACGTTTTATTGGAACTAACGTGCTTAACGAAGCCTTCCTTGAGCGATTCCCAGTAACATTTGAACAGGATTATCCTGCACCAGCTACTGAGACTAAAATCCTTGATAGGATTTGTAATGAGAAGGAGTTTAACAAGAGACTTGTTGACTGGGCAGATATCATCCGTAAAACATTTTATGATGGTGGTATTGAAGAGGTTATTAGCACTCGTAGATTGGTTCATATTGTTCGTGCATATGCTATCTTTAAGAATAAAGAAAAGGCAATTCGAGTTTGTGTAAACAGATTTGATGATGAGACTAAACAGTCTTTCCTTGAACTATATGATAAGGTAGATGCTGATTTCGAATTACCATCTGAAGAAGTATGACCATCTGGCAAGATTACATAAGTGCCTACAGATCAATTCTACCTATGAAGATAGAAGGTCTGTGGGCAGGTTGGGAAGGTAAAGGAACCTATCTCAATGCTATCACTCATTCACATCAACACTTTCTCAAGTCAAGGCAAGTGGATATTTCTGATGGTAAGAATGTTGATATCTTCAACTGTATAGCATATCCAAAGACTGGAAGTAATCTTCCTTGTTTTGGTATGGATCTAATGGCATTCAATGAAAAGAAAGTCATTGTTGTTTTTGATTTTCAACATCCTAAAGAGAACTATCCATATTCAGTAGAAGGATTACCAAAATGTACAGAGGACTATCGTTTCTTTGAGAAAGGTAATCACTTCTCAGAAAATATATTCGTAAGGTATTGTAAACCCAATGAGGTTAATCAACATCTGGATATGTTTAAATTGTACTTGACTAAGTATGTGGATATGGTAGAATTGGAGAAACCCACTGGAACTGATACCAGTGTATATAAAGACTTTGATGCTTACATGACTAGACTTGATCCAGTAGGAGGTTATCTTGCTGCTAAGTTTGGAAAAGAAAAAGCAGAAAGATTAGTAAACGATTTCTTATTTGAATATGGTTAATGCTTGGAGTCTTGCTTACGAAGTACTAAATGGAACTATGGACGAAACTTATCCAGTTAGAGAAGATGTACCACCTGAGTTGTGGGATAAACCCATAACGAATTTTAAAGTAGAAGGAGATGATTATGAACATTCTTCTTACTATTACGATTACACTCGTAATGACCCTAATAGACCAGACCCATTTGCAGATGCATTTGACCATATGATGGAAGGTCGTCCTAATTTAGGTGAAGATGATACTAACTATGATGATGATTATCCATCATCATTTACTACACTTGCTGATAATGATGATCAGATTGCACATCATTTTGCAGATTCATTAACACTAAATACCGAGGGCCCAACAAAGGAAATTATGTCAGACATCAGGAACAAGTATCATGAAAAGGAGATACTCAAAGAAATAGAAGAGTATGTATCAGGTACTTATAATGGACATTACACAGGTACTAAACATGAGTATCGTAATGTTCAAACAATAGACTTGATGGCATCTAGAGACCTTGCTTCCGATTTCTGTCAAGCAAATATATTAAAGTATGGTAGTAGGTATGGAAGTAAGGATGGGAGAAATAAAAAAGACTTGCTTAAAGTGATTCATTATGCTATGCTATTATTACATTTTGATGAACATTACGGCAAACCTTCAATGACCAGTGGAAACATTGATCACAACATGCCTTAATCATGAGAGAAAACACTATGAAATTGTCTGACAAGACTTTAACTTTATTGAAGAATTTTTCATCTATCAATCAGTCTATTCTTTTCAAGAAAGGTAGTTCTTTAAAGACTATCTCTGTGATGAAAAACATTTTAGCGGAGGCTACTATTGAAGAAGACCTCCCTACAGATTTTGGTATCTATGATCTTAATCAGTTTTTAAATGGTCTTGGTTTACACCAAAACC